TAACTAATCAAGCATCAACGATTGATGGCACTCAAACTATAGAAAGTGGAGTTCTTGCAGGACCTATTGTTATACCCGGTACAATTACAGTAACAGGAACGTTGGTGGTCGTATAATGAGTAAGATAGAAGTAAATACAGTCGATGTTCAATGTGGTTCTACTTTAACGTTAGGTAGTTCAGGAAAAACAGTTACATTAGCTTGCGGCGCAACACAGTCAGGTTTCGGAAGAACAGGTACAGTAGATTGGTGCACGACAGCTAAGACTTCCCCTTTAACAGCAGTAAGTGGGAAAGGATATTTTATAAATACCACAGGTGGCTCAATTACAGTAACTTTACCTGCCTCGCCCTCTGCGGGAGATATAGTTTCTCTTAAAGATTATGCAAAAACTTGGGATTCCAACGACGTACTCGTAGGAAGAAATGGTTCAAAAATTGCAGGTACTTGTTTAAATGCAACTTTAAATACAGAAGCACAATCAATTACATTAATATATGTTGATGGCACACAGGGTTGGATTGATATACAAGATTCAACTGCTAGTATTACAGGCACACCCAATTACATAGTTGCATCAGGTGGAGCTGCTACAATTACGTGTGGTGATTATAAAACTCATATTTTTACAGGTGATGCTGATTTTACTGTAACCGGAGGAGGAAATGCTTGTGGTTCTAATAAAATAGATTATGTCGTCGTTGGTGGTGCAGGAGCGGGTGGAGCATCTCATTATAATGGAGCAGGATCTGGTGGAGGCGGTGCAGGAGGATTTAGAGTTTCAAATAGTTATTCTATACCCGCACCAACAATGTCACCCCTTATAAGTCCAACAGGTGTAGGTGTTTCAGTACAAACTTATCCTATAACCGTAGGAGGAGGTGGAGCAGGTGTATCAGCACCAACAACTTATGTATCAGGAACTAACGGATCACCTTCAACTTTTTCTTCTGTAACTTCTGCAGGAGGTGGAGGAGGTTCAGGTGGCCATGGAGGCACTGCTTCCGCTGGTAATGGTGGTTCAGGTGGTGGAGGTGGTTATAATACAAATCCAGCTCCAACAGGATTAGGAAATACACCCCCAGTTTCACCGCCACAAGGTCAAAATGGAGGAAGTAATGATCCAAATACTTGTGGTTCCTATGCAGCAGCCGCAGGTGGTGGAGCAGGAGCAGTCGGTGGAACAGCACCTAATTGTTCAACTGGAGGAACAGGTGGGGCAGGTTCTTTTATAGGAGATCCTTTTTTTGGACCAACAGCACCAAGCTATGGAACTCCAGGACCCGTTTCTAATACAAGATATTTTTCAGGTGGCGGTGGAGGCGGAGGTGGTATCACTTCTCCCTATCCTGGTGGATCAGTTACAGGTGGACCAGGTGGAGTAGGTGGAGGAGGAATAGGCGGTGGTCAGCCATCTCCAAGTAGAACAGGTGTAGCAGGAACTGTAAATACAGGAGGTGGAAGTGGTGGTGGTTCAACAAATTATTCGCCTCCCGCAGCAGGCGCTTCATTAGCAGGAGGATCGGGTTTTGTAGCACTAAGATATAAATTTCAAAATTAAATAAATTATGGCAAGTACAATTAAATCAAATATAGTAACAAATGCAACAGCGAGTACGTTAACTTTAGGTGAAAGTGGAACTACAGTCACACTAGCGTGTGGTGCAACACAGTCAGGTTTCGGACGAACAGGAACGGTTGATTGGTGTACTACAGTTAAAACTTCCCCGTTAACAGCAGTTTCAGGAAACGGTTATTTTATAAACACAACAGGTGGAGCAATTACAGTTACCCTTCCTTCTAGTCCTAGTGCAGGAGATATAGTGTCTTTAAAAGATTATTTAGATACTTGGGCAGTTGCTTGTAAAGCAGTAACCTTAGGTAGAGGTGGATCTAAAATTGGTGGTAATTGTCTTGATGCAACTTTAAACACAAAAGGTCAATCTGTAACAATGATTTATGTTGATGGAACTAGAGGCTGGGAAAATATTCAAACAGATACAACTATTACAGGACAAGAATTTGTAGCCGCAACCGGTGGAAACATAACCACAGTTTGTAGCGACTATAAAGTTCATACATTTCTTGCAGACGGTTGTTTTCAAGTAACAGATGCTGGTGGACCTTCTGGTTCAAACACAGTAGATTATATGATAGTAGCAGGTGGAGCAGGAGGTGGGTATAATGGTTCAGGTGGAGGAGGTGCTGGAGGTTGGAGAGCTTCAGCAGGAACAGGATCAGGTTGTTTTACAGCTGGACCTTCTCCTTTAACAAGTCCAGTTTCCCCTATGCCAGTTTCAGTAGCTACTTATCCGATAGTAGTAGGAGGAGGCGGAGCAGGAGGAACCGCTCCATCTCCAGGTCCTGCAACTAAAGGTGTGTCTGGTGATGTTTCAAGTTTTAATTCAATATCGTCCGCAGGTGGCGGTGGAGGTGGTGGACCAGCACCAGATACAGGTGTTGCTGGTGGTTCAGGTGGTGGAACAGGAAGAAGTCCTGGTTCAGCAGGAGCAGGAAATACTCCCCCAGTTAGTCCTCCACAAGGTAATGCTGGAGGAACTCAAACAGGTCCAGGTGCAGGTGCAGGTGGTGGAGCTATAGCAGTAGGTGGTAATGGAGCTGGACCTAGTGGTCCAGGAGTAATTGGAGGTATTGGAGGAGCAGGATCAGATTCTTCTATATCAGGAAGCCCGGTTGCATATGCAGGTGGCGGCGGTGGAGCATCAGATTCTTATGCAGGAAGTGGAGGTCCAGGTGGAGCAGGTGGTGGTGGTACTGGCGGTGGTCTTGGCCCACCCGCAAGTCTTGGTGGAGATGGAACAACAAATACTGGTGGCGGCGGCGGTGGAGGAGGAAATGCTCAGAATGCAGGAGCTGGTGGATCTGGTATTGTAATAATAAGGTATAAATTTCAATAATGAGTAGAATTTTAAAATAAATAAGAATAAAGTGAAACTATGAGCAAAATTAAAGTAAACACAATCGCACCAAGATCAGGAACAACAGTAACTTTAGGAGAAGCTGGAGATACTATTGCTTTAGGGGCGTGCGCTTCACAAACAGGATTTGGAAGAACAGGAACAGTAGATTGGTGTACAACAGTTAAAACATCTCCACTTACTGCAGTTAGTGGCAAAGGTTATTTTGTAAACACTTGCGGAGGAGCTGTTACAGTTACCTTACCCGCAAGTCCAAGCGCTGGAGATATCGTTTCATTAAAGGATTATAAAGACACTTGGGGGACAGCCTGTAAGTCAGTTACTTTAGGGAGAAACAGTTCTAAAATTGGTGGTATGTGTTTTGATGCATCATTAGGTACAGAAGGTCAATCAGTTACAATGGTGTATGTAGATGGAACTCAGGGGTGGGAAAATATTCAAACCGATACAACAGTTAAGGGAAGAGAATATATATGTGCTTCAGGAGGAAATGCAACAGTAACGTGTGGTGATTATAAAACTCATATTTTTACAGCAGATGGTTGTCTTGCAGTTAATTTTGTAGCAGCACCAGCTCCTGCAAACGTAGTAGATTATATAGTGGTCGCTGGAGGAGGTTCAGGTGGTCTTGGAGATGGAGCAGGAGGTGGAGCAGGTGGCTTTAGATATTTTTCAGCATTAAGTCCAGCAGGTAGTCCATTAGTAGCACCAGCAGGACTTACCGTTACAGCAACAACTTTCCCAATTACAGTAGGAGGTGGCGCTGCTGGTACTCCTAGTGGACTAGGAAATGCTGGAGCTCCTTCTGTTTTTAGTTCAATTACATCAGCCGGTGGAGGTGGAGGTGGGGCAGGACCTATTCCAGTAGCAGACCCTAAACAAGATGGTGGATCAGGTGGTGGCGGAACAAGTAGTAGACCAGCAGGAGCAGGTAATACACCACCAGTTGCTCCCCCACAAGGACAGAATGGAACAGCAGGACCAGGACAAGGTGGTGGCGGCGGCGGTGCAGGTGGAGTAGGTGGACCTTCTCCAGGATCAACTGGAGGAAAAGGTGGTTTAGGTTCTTATATTCCAACTGGATTTATGGGTCCAACAGCACCAAGTTATGGAACAGGTGGACCAGTACCCGCAGTAAGATATTTTGCAGGTGGCGCAGGAGGACACGGAGATTCAGCTCCAGGACCAGCACCCGATGGTGGTGGAGGAGGAGCAGGTGATGTTGCTCCAGGACCAGCACTTACTAATGGAACCGTTAATACAGGTGGAGGTGGAGGAGGTGCACAACCACATCCAATATCTGGCACAGGAGGTTCAGGTATAGTAATGATTAGGTATAAATATCAATAAATAATTATGGATTTACAATTTAAAAGAAGTATATTATAAGGAGAAACATTATGGCACATTACGCAAAATTAGGTATCAACAGTAAAGTTATTGGAGTCCACGTTGTAAACGACAGTGACTGTCTGAATGCTGATGGTGTTGAAGATGAAGAAGTAGGTAGACAGTTTTTGGAAAGAATCCACAACTGGCCTTTATGGAAAAAAACATCTTACAATACATCACAGAATACCCATAAATCTGGAGATAACTCTAAAGCAGTAAGAGGTAATTATGCTGGTATTGGGATGACTTATGATGAAGATAACGATATTTTCATGGGTAAAAAACCTCATGCAAGTTGGGTTCTTAATACTTCAGAAGCTAGATGGCAATCTCCAATAGGAGATTCCCCAGCATTAACAGGTGGCGAAGAACTCACTCATACATATGTATGGAATGAGTCTTCTGGGGCTTGGGACAAAACGGCTAGATAATTGATCTAGATCAAATCTTTTTAATCATATTGACATTTCTCTCCCATTAAATTACATACCTTATAGGTATGCAAAAGAAAGTATTATCGGAAATCGATTTATATTACGGCGCGATTGAGACGCCTAAAGGATTTGAAATTAAAAGAGATACTATTAAGAATAAGATTCTAGACTCTTTTATGAAAGAAAAAAGAATAAGCGAAAATATTAAAGATTATTCTTATTCTGATTATGTAGTAGAATATTCTCAAGCTAATCAATGGTTACAAGATTATATGAGAGATCATTTCAAAGTTGAATATGGCAAAACATTGATCTTTAAATTAAACTGGGGAAATGTTTATGAATATAATCAAAAGTCTTTTTCAAGAAATACAGTTGACCCTGTGGATTTAAGAAATGCTGCCGACTATACCTTTATCTATGGAGTAGATGTGGGAAAAGATTCTACGGATGTTGTTATTGAATATGACGATAACCGAAGAAAAGGAAGAACGTGGCATCTCCCTTTAAACAATAATACTTTTGTGATGTTTCCTAGCACTCAACAATATTTTATTTCTCCTAATAAATCTCAACAAATGAATATCATTTTAACTTCAACTTATGAGTATATTTAAATGAACTTAAGCAACTATTATTACTATTGGTCTAATGCCATTCCGCATAGAATTTGCGATATGATTGTTCAATATGGTAAAGCGATAAAGAAGGATGTAGCCATTACTGGGGGATTTGGGAGAGACCGAGATTTAAAAGCACAACCTTTAACGAAAAAAGAATTAAAAGATTTAAAAAAGAAAAGAGATTCTAATATTTGCTGGTTTAATGATC